CACACACACACACACACACACACTTATATTTACTTTTATATATTTATTAATTTCACATTCTCTATTTTAATTATTACTGTTCATTTTAAGTATTAACACATTAAATTTAATATTGTACATCATATCTACCAACTTGTTTGTTGGTTACTATTTGAAATGTTTTGGTTATAACTTTTGGTTTTGTCATAATATGGATTAAATTTTCATATTTCATAAGGACTGCAAAGTAATCAATTTCTGAGTGATACATAGAATTTACTTGTAATAAAATTTCTTTACTATAATATCCTGGCATTGGACTTGGTACATTATACATGTTACATATTCTAATTGTATCATTATTTCTGCCTATCATCCAACAATAACTTATAAAACGAGTTTTTAAACTTTCTTCTATTTCCAAATTAATTTGATGTAAGCTTCTTATTCTATCTTCCAATCTTATTATGTTAGGTACTATAATGTAAGTTTCCATAATTTCTGCAACTATTAATTGGCAAAAAATTCCACAATTTTTCTTTGTACTATAAGTGCTTTTCATGTTATGGAATAATTGTACTTCTAAAGCTAGATCTTCTTCATTAAAGGGTGAATATAATTTGGCTAACATATCATCTCCCAAAAACATTAAAAATTCAAAATCATGTGAATTGAAAAAATTGGCATAAGTTCTAGTACTATTTATAGCATTGCCAAAGCCCACAGTTGTTTGGCCAGTGTGTCTTTTTGGTGAAGTTTTTGTTTTAAATTCTCTATTTTTTAAAATTGTTTTATGGTGTTGATTTTTATAGAATTGGTTAGCCTCTTTGTTAACTCCCAACATTTCATATAACATGTACTCAAAATTTAAACTATGTTGGTCAGTTTGTCTGTCTTGTTTGCTTAAATCAGATTCAAAAAAAACTCCTTTTCCATTGGCTTTAAAAGTGTGCATTCTAATATTTAATTCTTTCATGTTCATATCTTCTGCATAAATTATATTATGTTTTAATAATTTTTTGAATCTATATTTTGCCATGCTATACATTGGTGCATATAAAATACTGTAAGCATAAGGATTCCATAATACTACTCTATTTAACATGTCTCTTATCTCAGTAAACTGGTCACCTTTAGTTATACTTTCACTCTTTTCTATTAATCTGACTTTATTTATGTGATATCTATTTGGTTTTGAAACATATAATTCTTCTAATTCTCTTATTATAGTGTCATGGTTTCTTCCTCCTATCCAATTTTCAATTAATTCTTGCTCTGGATTTATTTCATTTTCCATATACAATGATAATAATTCTTTATATTGTGGTTTGAAGTACGCATTAGCATAAATTTCAAATTGTTCATTATGATTAATTTTGAATTTTCTCAATTTTTCATCTTTATTTATTTTTCTTGTGATACTTTTCATTATTACCCCATAACTTTTCATAGGAGCTGGTTTGGTTAGTGTTGGAGC